TAGTTCTGACTCCAATATTTTATGTTGAGGAGGTAATGGGGAAAATTTCGAGAAAAATTTTCTTTCCATAGACCCTTCTCCCTGATCAGTATGATACGTAATACTTTTTTCTTTTAGATTATAGATAAAAGCTTCACACGAGCTCCAGTCACATGTCATTTTTAGTGCTAATATCTTGTCCTCTGACGAAAATATTAGAAAACATTCCGATATACCCATAGTACAATTCATCTTTAGTTTATTTTCAAAGATATAAAATTTATCTAATTCCTGTCCCTCTAGCTACTTTTCTTTTCTGCTCACCCTTGATATTGCCAGCAAGTGATTCAAAGAACTCTGCAAGAATAGTCAAACTATCCGGTGCATCATCGTGCTCGTTACCTCCTTCTTTCTTGTAAGAAGTAAGGTATTTCATAAACCACCAATAGTCAGATCCTTTGGCATACTCCGTTTCATCCAAGAAGTGGCAGTGCGCTTTCACCCATCCGGATTTCATAAGGATACGAGTCTCTTTGTTCTTGGTTGTTGGGCGAGCCTGAATTATACATTTACCATCCTTTGCTTGCACTTCTTTACGAACACCAATAGAGAATATGCGACCGCCGTTATTGGATTCAATACGCATCTGATCACATCCGGCATCAAGAATCATTTGGGATAACCGTGGCATGGTTATCTCAACAGCATCCTTCGTAAACAATACGTCTGTAATGTATAGTTCTGTTCCAAAAACATCTGCAAAAGGAGAGCTAAAATAGTCATCACCTTCATCTGCCACATCAGTAGCTCCAATATGTCCATCCGGCTGCCGCCCTTTTACATCTGCTAATTTAAAGCGCTTAAGTCCTGATTTCGGGAATAGCAAACCTTTGGCTTCATACGGCTCCTGCATATATTCAGCAGCCCAAATTGCATCATCCGTTTCGGCTCTTAGTTCATGATAATACTGGGTAGTGTGTACGTCCTCACAGAAAGATTTATCATTTTCATCCAAGGCTGGAATACGAATAATTTCATCGTAGTATTTACCATCTCTGGACTCTTCTAAGCGACCAAGTACATCATTGGCAGACCAACGGGTACCAATATCGATAGAGCAACAATTGCCTTCAATACGTGAATCGTGTGTACCTTGCTTCCAGCTCCACGTTTTCTCATTGTTGTTGTCAGACAATGCATCCTCTAGTGATTTATACAAGTCATCCGTTACTGCCAACATAGAAGCTCCGAAGCCGATTACAGTACCACCGACACCTGCACCAAAGTACGATACCTGCCGGGCCTTTTCAAGACTCCAACCATGAACGTTTTGTTTATCTGATCTCAGCTTTATTTCAGGAAAGACTTCTTTATACTTTCGAGAGCGAATAATATCACGGGTATCATAAGATAATTTATTGTATAGCGGATCAGCGCATGTATTACGCATAACAGACTCTTCCGGGAAGTGACCGAACATCCAAGAGATGAAAAGTGACGTTATGTAAGATTTTCCGGCTCGAGGTGGCATACTCACAGCAAGGCGATAAATCACATTGTTAGAATAAGCAACGAAAACACGCATAAACGCCTCGGCTACTAATCTCAAGAACGGACGCTTAGCGAAGAACTTAGGATCCATATATAAGCAATAAGCCCAAAACTGGCTTTGAGCTTCTCTCTTACGCAGTATAATTGCTGCTTCGGCTTTACGAATCAATATTTCCCTATCAGTCTGTGTCTCCATCAACAATCTTTTGAAGTTCTTCATCGGACAGGCTTTCCAAGCTGCTCTTAATACCGACTTCACCTGACACTTTATTCTCCTGTCTATTCTTCCAATTATCAGGATCACGGTTGGTTTGAAAATGAATAATAGCTCCAAGACTTGGTGGATAATGCTTATCTGTTACCACATGCTCTTTCACCTTCACAATCGGTTTTCCATTATCGTCTTTCTTTCCGGTATCAGCTGTCACGGTCCGCTTCTCCTGAACCGTATAACCTTTTATGAGTTTGACTAGAGATCTATTACATTCTACTAACATCTCCTCTTTAAATTTATCTTGAGCCTTTTTTATGTCCTCTACAAACTCTATTTTTTCGGCTTTCCATCTATAAAATATTGCCTCTGATATCCCGACATTACGACAAATCTCAGCAACAGTATAACTGTCTTTTTCAATTAATGAGCATATTTGTTTTACTATTTCCTTGTTGTACCTTGCCATTTTTTATCTTTCAAAATCTGTTACATATTAAAAGTCGCGTGTTTGCATCTGTCGAAATAAATATATTTTACATTTAAATTGTTATCTCTAATAACTAATGGTATCATATTATTATGCTTGGTCGTTATTAGATATACACCAGCCAATTTGAAGCCATTCATTCTTGCCAAATAATAGTATGCTAAGCATTGCCCAAGACCCATCATATTCTCTCCATAAGCATTTCTGGGGTGCTTTAATTCAATTATATGAATGAAGTCATTTGCATCTGTAAATATTAAATCAGCAATAGGTGCATTATCATGTAAATGAGTAATTGGTTTAAACGCAAATTCAGTCGTATGATTTTTGTATATAACACCAAGCACATCTTTGCAAAACGCCTCTTTATTTAGAAGAATATATTCAAGAAGTTCTTTTTCATTTTTAAAATCATTATTTTTAAACTGCTTATAATCAGAAGTTTGTATCGATACAATTATTTTTTGTTATACTTTGCCATTGCTTTTTTAATTAAAATATAAATAATTGCTTATTTTTGCCACAACAGCAATTTATATTTATAATTATGGTACTACATTTCCAAAAAGCATGTCTAGCATTAATTGGTAAAGATATTAGCGGAAATTCTTTAAAAACAAAAGAGACAAATTTTATCTGGCCTATAGCTATCGCAATATTATTGTGTATTGGGATATGGTCCGGAGGTATGTTGCTGACTCATTGGTATGCAATAAATTACTTCTCCGTGCCAAAAGAGGCGAATTCTCCAGCTTTATTTGGTGACAGCTTTGGCGCTGTAAATGCTTTAATATCAGCTTTCGCTTTCGCTGGCGTTATTGTTTCAATGTATCTACAGAGAAAGGACTTAGAAATGCAACGAGAATCGATTGATATACAAAGAGATGAATTACAACAAAACACTAAAGAACTTGAGTTACAACGAAAAGAGTTTGAAAATCAGAATAAAACAATGAGGCTTCAGCGTTTTGAAAATACATTCTTCAATATGCTATCCTTGCAACAAGAAATCACAAATAACATAAAGAGTACAAAGACGAAAAAAAAGAGAGACAGAGCTACGCTAACAATAAAAGAAGAAAAAACTCCTTGTTCTGGAAGAGAAGTATTCGAACAATACTATGATGAAGCAAATAAACTTCAGACAAAAGACGCTAGTACTATTTCAACTTATATAAACAGCCTATACCACTTTGATCACTATTTTCTACATCTATATAGAATTATAAAATTTGTTGATGAATCAAACCTTATAGAAAATGAAGTAGAACGATATAAATATATAAGTATACTTAGGGCAACATTATCAAGATACGAGTTAGTGTTTCTATTCTACAATGAATTAAACCCAAGGTTTGCACACTTTAAGTCTCTAATTGAAAAATATTCCATTTTCGATAATCTAAATGAGAAAACATTAATTTTAACAGAAGAAGAAGAAGATTTAGAGAAACTATTAAGATTATACACTAAATCGGCATATAAACCAGAGATAAAAGGATACAATAAGTAATCATTTATTTCTCCTCTTTTTCTAGTTTCATCATTGACTCAGCTATATCAATGCAATTCTCCAGCTCATTAACAACTGCTTTTAGCTCAATATATTTACGCTTATCAACAGGCGTAGCTAAACCTTCTGTTTGTCTTTCAATCTCAGCCAGCTGTTCTTTTTTGCGAGCCAATCTTTTTTCAAGTACTTCTTTGTAGATCATAAATGCTGTTGTTTGCATGCCGGTATAGTTTTATTTCATGCCGACAAAGTTAATAATTAAATCCAAGGAACCCCTATCTTCTTGTACTTCGAAGAAAAACATCCAAGCATCGCGATTACTCTTCATGTTCTTTCAGGGTTCCATCTCACACAAGTTTACTTTAAATATCTTCTCCAATTAAATCCTCTTCCCTGAAATCAAGCTCCGGGTATAAGGATGGAATCTGTTTCAAGTCCCCCTTAAAGAAAACAAGAACGTTCTGATGCGTCTTACCTATCTTCCGGGAATGGTTGAACTGATTCGTCACGCGCATGGCCAGAGAACCTATCTGTGTAGCAAGAATCATCTCGTTGTAGTAATGTAAGCCGGCTTCAAGAAAAGCGTTTATTGTATCACCAACGAAGTTATAGTATGCTCCATTCTTCCCACGAACCTCCCCTATTACAAATACGGCAAAACGGTTTTCTTTGAGCAATGAGCAGCTCTTCTGAATTATGGTTTTATAAGCGTCCAAAAACTCTTCATATTCCATATTCGACAAGTCACGTGGATCGTCTGAATAAACCTCCAAATCAGCATAAGGAGGGCAGCTAAATATCATATCGGCTTTCAGGCCAGCGTAGTGCTGATCAATTTCACGACTATCACCACACTTCCAAACCGGACAGTCATTCTCCGTGAAAGGTGGCTGCATCTCTACCGCATTCTCTTGGTTTGCTTTAATTTGCTCCGGACGCAAATCAACTCCTCGATAGCGCATTCCTAATTTTGCAGCTACTATCCCACGAACGGAACCTCCGGCGAACGGGTCAAGGATAACTCCTTCAGGAACATTAAACCATCGGTATGCTAGTTCACAAAGAACCGGATCAAAGACAGAGGTACCATCCAACATTGGAATGTCATGCTTCTTGCAGTATTCCGTTATTTCATCCCATGAAGGATCATAACCAAGCTTCTCACGCATTCTGTTGCGCACTTCATAAATTGCCGGATTCTGAGCTGAACGAGAATAGGTAATTTCTTTATCTCTGCCCTCTTCGCTCTTTATACCTAGAGATAACCAGGCACGTTTACGCTCCTGCCATCTTCCCTGCTTGGCATCAAGTATGGAGAAAGGAGGAATAATAAATCTTTCAGCTACATTATTGGGTTTTGTGGTAGATGCGGGCAATTCATCGGATAAGTCTATATCGTCAAGAGAAAATTCCCAGTCTTTCAGTACTTCTTCGGAAAAGTTCTCTATAACTAGGTCCATGTCGAATTCAGAAGTATCTGAAGCATGATTATCTGCCAATGCTAAAAGTTTGCGACGCTCATCTTCAAGGGATAGATCCGTGCGCTTAACTACTACCAACTCTTTTCCGTTTGTTTCAATAACACGCACCGGTATGCCAAGCGCTTTTGCCTGCTCATACACACCATTGCCGGCTATCAGGTAGTTTTCTTTGTCCATCAGGACGGAGCGACCGGCTCCACAATCTTCGAGGCTCTTTCGAATGATGTTTTTATTCCGGTCGTTATGAATACGAAAGTTTTTAGGATCTAACTTTATATCTTCCATGCCTTTTTATCGTAA